TTCCTGATAAGGCACGCTCGGCTTTATCGACGGCGTTGTTGAACATGCTGACAAACTCAGCAGACAAGCACTCATTAATAAAAACCGGTTTGAGTATTTCAGTTCGGATTTCCGTAGGCTGCGCATCGCGTAACGCCTCCAATTTTTCCTCCAGCCTGCGGCCGGATTCACTGGCCACCTTCTCACCGGCAAGGCGGGAAGATTCACCGGCAGCGTGGGCGGCGGTGGTGATCGCCAATTCCACGCTGTCGCTGTACCAGGCATTCACCCGCCACCCGGCGGCGAACGCGGCCAACAATGCCAGAACGGCGATCACCAGCTGCTTGCCCATCACTTCACCCCGTTATGTTCCAGGCTAAAGTGATTGCCGTCCGGGCGGGTTTTAAAACGCCCGCCCCAGACGCCGCCCAGCGATTCCCAATATTCTCCCAGCGGCGTATACGCCTCGGTGCTGGTCTGGTATTGGCCGTTAATGAACAGATTAAAATCCACGGCCAGACGCTGCGTGTGCAACGAATTGGCAATCCCCGCGCCGCTTTTGGCATTCAGTTTGGCCTGTTCCGGCGTGCGGTAGGCTTCGCCAAAGGTCAGCCGGTAGCCGCGTTCCCCTGCCCACTCAATCAGCTGGGCAATCAGCTGCGTGAACAGCTGCTGTTTTTCGCTTAACGTCATTGCGGTTTCTTCCCTGTTAACAAACTGCTCCCCTTGCGGCGTAGCCAGATTTCAACGGCCTGAAAGCCTGCAATCCCCAACGCCGCGCCCAATCCGTTGATGGCCAGCGGTGAAATGCCGGGGATCCAGATAAGGATTGCCCCCGCCGCCACCGATGTGGCCGAACCTAAAATCATGCGGCCAACAAAAAGCCGCGTCGTCATTGGCTCGCTGCTGTTCAGCGCCTTACCCAGGGCAATCAGTGCGCCCAGGATAATGAGGCTCAACAGGCTTTTTTCATGCTCTTGCATCCGTGCAAAGTCCTTATCCGATTAGGTTGCGCGTATCTTCATCTTCCAGATACGGCACGCCGTTAATGCGCACAAACTGCGGGCTTGTGACCATGTACTTAATTTTATGGCTCAGCGTGCTGCCACCCTTTGGATCGTTATCCAGCAGGTTGCTCAGCACCAATTTGCAGCCAAAGGCTTCAATCTTCAGTTCTTCATTACCGGCCTTGGCATAGAACATCAGATCCACCGGGTCAATGCCGCGCCACGAACCGGCACGCCGTGCAATGGCTGTCAGTTGCGTAAGCACTTTGGAGGTGATTTCAATTTCCCCCTCGGCCGCCACATCCCCGGACACGTGACCATCAGGCACACCCTGCGTTTGCGCGGCCGCCGTGTTGTCAGTGATGTCCAAACTGACCTTTTCAATGTGAACCAGGTCACCGTCAATGCGCACATCGGTGGACTGGCCTGAAATACGTTTCATCGTTAATTACTCCCTGTCAGGCTGGTGTCCAGCAACAAGCTCACCATGATGCCTTTCGGGCATTCGTACGGGCGGATCACGATGTACACCGCCACTTTCGTGGCCGATTGCCAGGTGATCGTCACGTCATCATCCTGCGGCGGTTTCACTTCGCCGGGGAAGGTGATGCCGTTAATCTGGCTTGAAATCGACATCTCACGCAGCACCTTGGCGAAATACGCCTGGTTGGCGGCAATACTGGACGGCGTGCTGTTTAACGAGCGGTCTGCGATTTTGGCAATTGCCTGCAAACGCACACGACGGGCAGCTTTATCAGCAATACGCAGGTACTCAATGGCCTGGTAATCCCCACCCTCGGCGTCCAGCGTCAGACCGTCTGCCCAGTAGTACCCGTCATAATCCGGGTACCACATCGGCACGCTATAACGCTGCGCCTGCAAGGCTTGCAGTGTGGCCAGCTCCAACGGCACGCCGGTGCCATCCAGCGGCATATCATCAGAACCCAGCGATACCAGCGCACCGGTTTTTACCCGCGCCGGGCTGTCAGCCACTGTCACAGCACGACTGCACAGGCGACCGGCCAGCACGCCCGGCTCATTGCCGAACAAGCGCGGAACCAGTTGCACGGACGGGGCAGAAATCTGCGCCTGTAGTGCCGCAAGCCGGATCAAATACTCTGCCCAATCTTCCTCGGCCTGCGGTGCCTGCACGGAAAGGATGAACCAGTTCCAGCGGGAATAACTGGCCAGTAATTTGGCACGCAGTTCCGCCGCTTTGTTGATGGCCGTTTTCGTGGCGATATCGTCAAGCAACACCACCCCTTCAACCGAACAAAGAGGCTGTGAAGCCAGAACGGCATCCACCCAGGCATTTTCCCCGGCATCCTCTGCCAGTACATGCACAAACCCGCTCCAGTTGGCTCCGGCGTTGAGCATGGCCGCGTTCACGTTACTTTTTAAAATGCTCTCCCCTGCACCCAGCAGCGCATCGAGATCGCTTTGGGTATTCACCGCCAGCGTTTTACCCGCGTTTAGCGTCCCCGTACCGACATAGAGCACCACGCGCTCAATCTCGTTTGTTTCACCTTGTAGCTGATTGACCTGATTTACATCGACCGTTGGCCACGCCATAACTTCCCCTTAGTGTCCTGCGTCACCGCCAAATCCGATGCCCTGGAGTTGACGCGCTAACGCTTTGTTAAAATCGTCTTCCGTGATACCCAAGAAAGGACGTGATGGAACATCGACCGACCAGGAGGTTTTCACCGCTTTGCCGGACAACTTCCGGATCAGCAGCCCGGCTTTGGCCATCGTCATGCCTTCCTGAATTTCTTTAAACGGCGGCTTTCGCCAGCGCTTACCCTTTTTGACCTTGTACCCCAGCGCCCGCAGGCGTTTGGCCTGTCGCTGACTGGCCGGCAGACTTTCCGCCCGGCCTCTGCGTTCCACCTGACGGCGGTTGATCGTCACGTTCATGCCGTTTTGTTGGGCGTAACCCACCGTTCCCGCCGCCACGGTCTTTTTGCCGTTGCGGTATCCGCCGCCGCTCAGGTAAATGCGTACCCCGTCGATTTCCGGCATCTCCCGGATATGCAGCAGCTTTGGCATATTGCGCAGCATCTTGCCTTTGCGCTTCGTCTGGCGTCCCTGCCAAGCCTCGCCATCCGGGCTTTGCTGATTTCTGACGTTGCGTTTAGCCGCCGGAATAAGACCGTATTTGCCAAGCCGCCACATCAGCTTTTTGCGCTTCGCCGGTGGCAACTCCAGGCTGGCCAGCCTTTTACGCAGCGCCTTGAGTTGCTCCCGGTCTAACTCACCCCGGATAATCATTTGTCACTGCCAATCTGTGCGCCCTGACCGTCCACACCGTACACCACCGCTTCGCTGGCAAACCAGATTGTCGGGTCTGCCAGCCTCCACCGCGCCCCGTCCATCGGGATGTTGCCTTTGTCGTCTTTGATAACGCTCAGTTCTTCCACCATAGGCAAGGTGATGATCAACACGGCGGTTTCTTCATCCACCAGATCGATATCGAAATCCGGCAGTTCGGTATCAATGCCAACCTCTTCATACAGTGACCGGTCAGACTGCATCAGCCACGCCAGCAGCAGCGCGGCCAGATTGCGCGGGTCATACAGCCGGTAGGGGAATCTGTCCCAGGCTAAAACCGCGTTGTAGCGGATGATGGCCATCCGGTACTGATCCAGCCCTAAATCACGCTGGGCGGGGATAAAATTCAGTTCATCCATATAGCTGGAGAACCCCGCGCCCTTGAATGCCCTTCCGGGCATATTGGCGGTGACAAAGGCGCTCAACGCATCTAACTGGCTCATATCTGCCTCACCGTTACGCGGCGCAATCCTTTGATTGCCCGGATAATGATTGAACCCTCGGCCAGCAGCCCTTCGCGGGTTTCCGTGCTTTCCTGCCCTGGGTGCGATTCCCTGCGCCCCTGACTTGCGAACTCTGCGATCAAATCGGCCTTTGCGCGGGCAAACACTGCTTTTTTATAGCGAGCACAAAGCAGGTTTTCGCCGGGGCGGCCGATGCCCGGCACCGCGCTGGCCTTGCCAAATCCCTTGGCTACGTGCTTTTCCTTCACGGCCTGCAAGAGGTCATTCACTTCACCGGCCGCCGTCAGCAGCGCCGTGGCCACCGTTCCGGCGTTCACGTCGGCGGGAATGCTTCGCTGTTCCTGGAATTCCGCCAGATTCAAATCCGGCCAAAATCCGTCGTTTGTTAACGGTTCGTCCTGGTAATCAATCGGCTTGCCGCTAAACATAAAAATTCTCCGTAAGAAACGGGCAGACCGGGATCCACGGCACATAACCCAAGGGTATTACCTTCCCCGCGCCCGTTCCGGCTTGCGGTAGTCTTTACTTACTGAGTGAGCGAATACGTGCGGCAATCTGATTGCGCATCGTGTTAACGCCACACTTTGAATGCAGTTTTTCAGCTCTGGCCAGCAGCGCGTCCACGCCCCGCAGCAGCTCCACATCATCGGTTACAGTGGGACGCGGTAAGCCGCTTTCGTCATACAGCTGACGCATACCGGCGAACTTGAGCCACTTAGCCTGGATCACTTCATACAGCGCCCATTTTTCCGTTACGTTGGTAAACGTGCGGGAAAAATAAGGCTCAATAGGGTGGCCATCCCTGGCCTGTAATTCCGCCCATTCCAGAACGGTATCCGCCACAAAGGTGGTGAAATTACTTTTCAGCTCACGCGGGGTTTCCTGCCCCTGCTCGATGGCGATATCCGCCAAATCCAGCGCGGCGTCCATGTCGCCCACGTCAAAAAGCCAAATCACACACCATGCCAGGATCGGATTACGGTACGCCTCGCCGCCGTCCAGATACTTTTCAACCGTCGGCATCCAGCGCGGCAGCAGTTCTTCACGCTTGAGTGCGACCTTTTGCGCCAATGTCAGCCCGTGCAACTTGTCCACGTCGTTGGCCAGCGCCGCGCTCAGAACGTGCAAACTCTCTGCGCCGTCTAACGCCTGGCGTTGCCTTAACTTCGTTTCGGCCGCAATGCGGGCACTGTGTCGCTGCGCGGGTGACAGGCTCATAATTACTCTCCGTTACCTACGGGTTCGGATGGCTCGGCAACGGTGCCGATTGTCACGGCGGATTCATCGATCGCCGCATACAGTTCCATTTCTTCCACCGCATAACCTTCATTACGCAGATACTTGTTTTCGTACTGCTTACGGTCTTCAACAAACTCGGCTTTACGCTGGCGGGTATTACGCTGCGTATAGATATGCAGGTTGTTGAGCGTGGTCACCACCATGCGTTTACCCGGCATAAACGGTGGGATAATGGCCTGACGCCCGGCGATGGAGTCCTGCAACATCTGCGCCGCGATTTTCTCACTCGGACGGTCAGCAGCCTGATACAAGCGATACTGTTCGGCCGCGACCAGATCAGAACCGACCAGGACAACCAGACGCGGGTCATTGCGGAATTGCTGCGGAATCTTGGAGTTGATCAGGTCAGACGCCATCGCATCCAGTGACTTGTAATCACCGTTCTGATCGAGCGTGACCGCATCGGTCATGATTTGTTTGCCGTTTTCGTACTTGCGAACAATTTCATGCCAGCCAATATTCACGTCTTCGCCATTCGGGTTTTTCTCGTAGTCGGTAGACGCCGCCACAGACTTACCGTTAAAACCGATACGCAGCATATCCAGCGCAAAGGTCTGCGTGGTAAACGCGGTTACCATCTGGAAAAATTCTTCCTCAGAACCGGCATTTGCCCAGATTGAAAGCAGATCCCAACGCAGTGCGGCGCATGAGTCAGTTTCAACCAGCTTGTACTCGTTACCTGAAACGCCTACGTTGCGACGAAAACGCCCATCAGCAATACGGCCGGTATGCAGACCGGACGACCCCACGCTGACCACCTGGCCAGAAAGCTGGTCAACATCAGCCACGGTGATCCAGTTCAGGAAATCCGAACTTTCCAGCAGCGCATCACGAAGCTGAGTTTCTTTCGGATCGGACCGTGAGAAATAATTACTTTCCTCTCCACCGTCCAGACCGTTAGCCGCCGCAAGTCCCGCGCCGAACTGCTTTAAAAAGCCACGCGCTTTTGCATTCAAAATCATTATTTATTCATCCTTAATCGCTAGTCAGCGGTTAATGTTTTTCCCTGGCGAAAGCCTGATAAATGCTTACAAGAACTGGAACGGTTTACGGGAACCTTTCGGATTCTTATTCGGCAACGTGGTTACCTTTTTATCCAGCTTGCTGAAGTTATTTACGATATTCGGCAAGTTATCGCGTAGACGCGCAAACTCTTCGGTATCCACCACTTCTTTCACGGTTTCAACATCGGTCTGGATATCTTCAACCGTTGTATCCGTTGCTTCCGTTTTTGTTTCCAGCGCAGCGACGCGGTTTTCAAGAGCGGCTAATGCTTCGGCCATTGCCTGTAATTTATCGCCATCCTGCGGTGTTTCATCCGGCGTTTGGGTTTCGTCTTCAATACTGAAAAGACTGCGCCATTTCGATTTGTTTTTATCCTTCCCTGCCATGTTAATTTCCTTAACTTCGTTAATTACCAGCGGATTACTATTACCGATAAAGTAATTATTTCTCCGTTTATTAAATCGCATCCGCGTAGTGCCTACGCTTGCAGGTTCATCTGTAACGCCCAGCCCTTCAAGGTAATAACGGCCGGTGCCGCGAAAGTTGCCATCAGGTGTTAATTCCACCGAGGTGAATAAAAGCTTTCCGTTTCGATTCGCCTGTACCAGTTCAGTGGAAGGACACAACCGTGCGTAAAGCTTTACCAATCCCGAATCATCTTCGCTTGCCGCAACTTCCAGAACCTCACCGGCATTACCACACCAGCGCTCGTGCTCTGGCCAAAGCAGTGCGGTATACATATTTTGTGGGTCATATGTTTCCGCAGCGTCAATTAACATATCCCTGGTTAAAAAACGCTTATCAACCGTTTCCCCTTCGGTTGCGATACAGAGCCAATTCGTCATTAAATGTGAATCTGACATTCCGGAATTAACCTCCGTTGTTTCCGTGAAATGCAGTATCGCTAATATTTAATAGCTCCGCATCCACATGATTTCGGATATAACCCTATATCCGACCACATCAGATATTAAATTAACGAAATAGCCGAAACATCCCCGCATAATGACCAAATGGCTAAATACACGGATGAACTCAAGGATGTAGCACGCGCATTATATTTGCGCCGTGCCACGCCAAAGGAAATCGCTCAGGATTTAAATCTGCCTAATCCGCGGATTATTTACTACTGGGCGGAAAAAGGACAATGGGCTGATTTACTCAGCCACGAATCAACAGAGGAAGCGATAGAACGCCGTTACCAATTATTGGTTGGCCGGGATAAAAAAACAGAGCTGGAATTAAAAGAGATTGATTTGCTGATTGGTCACGCCGTGAAACTGCGTGCTCAGTCAAATAAGCATAAAGAGAAAATGGCCGCCGCCAAATCAGGCAATCAGGGAGGATACGACAGCCAGGGCGGCAACGGTGACGGCGCAGAGCCGGTGAAGAAACGGAAATATAAGAAAAATAATATCTCCGGGCTATCACAGGAGGATTTTGACGCTTTCGCAGAGGAGCATTTATTCGGGTATCAGAAGCACCTGCGCGGCAATCTCTCGCAGCAGATCAGGAACATCCTGAAAAGCCGTCAGATCGGGGCGACCTGGTACTTTGCGATTGAGGCATTTGAAAACGCCGTCATGACCGGCGATCCGCAAATCTTTCTGTCAGCATCAAAGGCTCAGGCGGAGGTGTTCCGGTCTTACATCGTGAACATTGCGGAACAGTATTTCGGCGTGACGCTAACCGGTAACCCGATCAGATTGAGCAACGGCGCAGAGCTGCGCTTTCTGTCTACAAACAAAAACACGGCGCAGTCCTACAGCGGCCATTTGTACTGCGACGAATACTTTTGGGTGCCGAACTTCGCCAGGCTGAATGAAGTGGCCAGCGCAATGGCCACGCATGACCACTGGCGAACCACCTACTTTTCAACGCCCAGCGCCAAGACACACCAGGCTTACCCCTTCTGGACGGGGGAGGAATGGAAACGCGGCGACAAAAAGCGCGAAAAAGTCACTTTCCCGGCTTTCGATGAAATGCGCGACGGCGGCCGCCTCTGTCCCGATGGCCAGTGGCGATACATCATCACGATGGAAGATGCGATCAAGGGCGGGTTCAACCTGGCCAGCATCGAGAAGCTGCGCAACCGCTATAACCGGGACACGTTCAACATGCTGTATATGTGCGTGTTCGTGGACAGCAAAGACAGCGTTTTCAAATTCAGCGACCTGGAGGTTTGCGGTGTTGACGTGACCGAATGGCAGGATCACGACGTGAACGCCGCCCGGCCGTTTGGTAACCGTGAGGTGTGGGG